AGCTTGCGTTGATGTGGTGGTTTGGTAAGAAAGAAAGCCGGATGGTTTTCATATATCCGGCTTTCCTCTTTTATTTATTGCCTATTTTAGCTATACCAAGCGCTTCCATTTGTTTCCAATAACTGTGCCCGTTTGGACATTTTCGTTGTTCTCCTGATGTAGCAATATACTCTGCTTTACAAATGGGACATTCTCTCATAATCTGTCCTTTAAGAGTGTGAGGACATTTGGCACATTCAGGCAGGTTAGGATACGTTAGCTTGTTTAATGAACTCATCGTGATCTACCACCTCCAATGCACCCCATTGAGTACCAATAGAGACCTCGATTGCGAAGGGTACGGTTGTCTCTAATGTATCTATCGGCATCTGTCTCATTACGTCCACAGCAATCTGCATAGTACGTCTTATGACGAAATCGTCATCGGGACACTCGAATAGAATGCTATCGTGTACTAAGTTAACAATCTTTACACCTAGCGTCTTTAGCGCATCCTCCATCTTCATAGCAGAGAGCAACGTTAGATCACTTGCTACACTTTGTATAACGAAGTTACGCGCTTCATTATCTATCGCGTCAACCGTCTCCTGCGTCACCAGACCAAAACGTCGGTATCTGCCGAAAGGTGTCACCAAGGGTTCGCCTTTTCGTACCTTCTGTCTACACGAATCCATATACTCCTTGGCTTGAGGGAATCGTTTGAACCAGTCATATAGATACTGTCGTGCTTCGTCTACAGGAACTCCAAACTCTTCTGCAAACGAATACTCGGTTCTTCCATATGCAATACCGAAATTAACTGCTTTAGCACGTATCCGAGGAGTATTAAGTGCTTGAGCAACCTCAGCGTGTAAGTCGCGGCCTTCGATGAAGCACGTTTTAAGAGCTTCATCATTACTTACATGTGCTAAAACTCTTAATTCCGCACCTTTGTAGTCAACTTCCACAAATTTCTTACCTTGTGGTGCTTGATACATGTTTCTCACTTTGGGTTTTCGTTTCGGTTGATTCTGAACGTTCGGTTCTGAAGAAGATAAGCGACCCGTAACTGTCCCATGTATCTTATATGTCGTGTGTACCCTATCATCATCCGCAATATGTTGTTCAACCCCTAGAATATACGTTGAAAGTTCCTTACTAACAGAACGATACTCCAACATAGCGTCAATAATGGGATGCATACCTTCCATTTTACCTAACATCTCTTTATCTGTGCTACGCCCTTTCTTTCTACCTCTAGGACGGAGCTGAAGCACATCGTAAAGGAGCCACGCTACTTGATAAGGGCTCCCAGGATTGAATACTTCAGGAGCAGTTCTCGCACCTGTTTCTACTTTGTATCTCTCAGGATTCCAAAGCGGTTGAGCAATATCTAAGATACGATCCATGATCTCATCGAGATTCTCTTGGTACTCCGTCTTGTACTCCTCAAGAAGCTCGCGATTCACATATATTCCGTTACGTTCTACATTACGTAGAAACATATTGGCTGGAATAAACAGTTTATGATATAGCTTATTCAGGTTAGCATTCTTCTTTATCTTCTCGTGCAATATTAGAAACGATTGTAGTGTATAATCTACGTCAACTGCAACCCTCTCGCATAAATCGTCCCACGGCAGATGTGCAAACCCCTTGCCTCCAGACTTCTCTTTCGCCTTGTGCTTATATGCAGGCGCGCCGAGCACGCGAGTAGCTACCGCTTCCAAACTATGTACTCCACCGTGTTCGTTAAGTGCGTAAGACGCGAGCTGGGTGTCATGATGCACTTCTGCAGGATATCCACGACGCCTGAGGAAGTTAATGTCGAATTTCCCGTTGTGCCATACCCACTGTACAGAGGGTATTTCAAATAGTTCCTTACGTATCATCTCAGGTGGAAACACAAAGGCTTTATTCTTCTCGTAAGCAACGCCAAGTACCAAAATAGAGTCTCTGCGGGGATTAAGCCCTGTGGTTTCGATGTCCGCCGCGATTAGTTCCTTTTGAGAGATAACTTTGAGCGCTTCATATAGTTTCTCTTCGGTATCAACTACCTTCCAAGTTACATTGCCTGGATCGATTATTTCGCCTCCTGAGAATACTCTTTGCGCTTTAGACATAGCTGCGTAAAACGTTTTATAGTCCCCAGGAGCTCTTAAAATTGCCGCAGGATGTAACATAGGCATAATCTTTACACCTGGTAAGTACTTAGATTCCAGTACCCGTCCTTGTTCCTGTGTAATCCGTAAATCGTAGTTTCCTGTGATAGCATGCATTGCTATATTCCCTAGTACGAGCACTATCTCTGGTTGTACTTGCTCTAACTCTTCAAATAAACGGGGCTGACAAGTACGTATAGCTTCTTTTAGCTTTGGCTTCTGATTAGGTGGACGACACAGTAAAGCATTAGTGACAAAAATTTCCTCACGTGGAGGAAATCCTGTAACATCTAAAGCTTTATTGAGTAGTTGGCCACTAGGGCCGACGAATGCTTTCTTCTGTCCCAATTCGACGGCCCCTGGAGCTTCTCCTACGATTGCTAAACGTGTTTTAAAGGGTTTGACAGGTGGAATCTTGGGATATCTTTGATAAACACATCCGTTACAAGACTCCATTTATATAATCCCTCCACCTCTGAATATTCTCCTGCAATAATTTCTCGTCTAACGACGTTCCATCGAAGTCAAGATACTTTTTATTACCTCCCGGCTTTTCAACGCCATCTTCCAATACTAAACCTCCTTGAGCATATATAGCGGCAATGCCTGAATCTACACCTCGTACATAACTACCATAATGTTCATTTATTACTCCCACTTCCTTGGGAGTGGTCCAGCAGCCGAGAAGATGTATATCAATCTCTCTACCACTGTTCTCTTTATAATCGATAAGAGCACGAACAGCTTGTACACGGGCTAAAGCACCTCCTAGAAATACCATATTCTTAGGAAGACCAATGGTCGTTATTTGTGGATGCTTAAGCATCTCTACCAAACAGATGTTCCAGTCTTCTATGTCCTTGCCCTGGGGAATAGCCATAACCTTACCTGAATAGTTATACTCTTCCAAATACTTTAACGCTTTCTCTACAGCTTTCATAGTCTCTATACCATCGAAGAAGAAATCGGGTAGTTGAAGCTCTGTAGCTCCCATAGTCATGGTATACAGCAAAACCTCTTCAATGTCAGAAGTAGCTCCTTCAGCGGCACCATTATCAACTATAACAAACTTTCCTTCTTTAGCAGCACGACTATAAAATTCGTAGTAATATCCTTTCTTGCGCAACTCCTGAATTAAACACAAATGATAATTGTCATCCTTAACATACTCTAAATAAGGTGTAGGCACTATTGTGGCTATTTGCACTATTGATGTCCTCCCTTCTTAAGTCTTTCAACCTCCCTGTTAATATACCACTGCGCCTTCATAAGGTCAGAAAGTTCCTCATTAGGATCTTTAACCCCAGCACGACAAACATATTTAATAACGTTACCTTTATTAAAGTTTAGCTGCTTATCTTCTATGAAGTCAATTACCTCAATGGAACCTACGGTGTAATGCTTTGGATGATTTATCTTATCTTCACCGCTCGTTTTAAGTTTCACACTACCAGCCTCCTTCTACGTTCTCTTTTAGTTTTAAGTAAACTTCGGTGTCTTCAAATCTTTGTTCGCGTTCTTTTCGCTCAGCACTGCCCACTTTAGAATACCCTGCTCCTCCATGTCTATACTCCAGCTTTGCAAGGTTCAATTCAGCACAATCACTAAGTTCCATTTCTAAAGAATGACATAACGCTGATAAGTACCAAAGAACATCTCCGATCTCCTTCGCGATCTTCATCTTGTCGAGCCTTTCACCGTGAAAAATTACATGTTTCACCTCACCAGCAAGCTCTCCAGCTTCGTTCGCAACTCCAAGAGCCCAATTTACTATTTGAGATTCTTGAAGGGTCAGAGCGCGGGGCTCTTTGAAGGTCTTTGAAGCATTTGTTTGGTACTCAAAGAAATTCATATACATTGTTTCACCTCCCTTAGTTTTACTCTAGAAGCCCCCGACGGCTCAGTTCGGAGGCTTAACAGTAAAACTAGTCCTTCTTAGCCCATGCAACGGAGAGGTAACATAGTGGAGTATCGAGCAACGCAATAAGCCACTTAACTATCCACTGTCCAAGGATCATAGTCCATATAACTTCATTAGGTACTGTTCCATAGAATGCAATACCAATGAATATAACCGAATCTAATGCTTGACTTGTTATAGTAGATAGGTTATTACGTAACCATAGGTGTTTCGCTTTTGTTACCCTCCTCCAAAAGTGAAAAGCCCACACATCATGATACTGTGATACAAGATATGCCAACATCGAAGCAATGGTGATTCTTAGTGTTGCTCCGAACACGGCAGCAAACGCATCTTGTTCAAACCCTGCAAAGAAACCTGCTGGTGGAATGTATATAGCTATCTGTAATAGCGCAAGAGCCATAGCCATAATGATGAACCCTGAAAACACTACTTTCTTTGCAATAGCTTTGCCGTACACTTCGGAAATGGTGTCTGTGATTAGAAATAGGAAAGGAAAACTCATAAGTCCTAAAGTTAACACTAAAGGACCTACTTCAACTTTCTTAAACGCGAGGATATTTGCTAACACATAGAATACTGTAAAACATCCCACTAAAAAAGCCAGTTTAAAATCGGGCTTCTTAAAGTCCTGTTCTGGTGGAGCTGCTTCAGGTTGAGGACTTGCCTTAACTGGCCCTGTTTCGGCTGTGGGGGTAGAATTGGTATTCTTCTTTCGTACGGGCTGTCTTCTATTTTCTGCCATTGTTTGCCTCCTTAGTATTTTTCGGCACTATTTAGGCTCTTGAAAGGATCGTACTCATACGATACAGGGTCTTTCTCACCCCAGTGCCTAAAGGCTTCTATCCTACCTAGACACGTAGGACACTTACCACAATGCTTTTCACCTCCTTTATAACATGAGTATGTTAGTTCTATAGGAACTCCTATAATTGAAGCCAGTCTTACAATATCACTCTTGCTAGCCCACTGTAAAGGAGTTACTAAACGTACTTTTTGCCCAGTACCAGTATAAATGCTGTTTGCTATTGCTCCGTTGAACTCAAAAGTTGTGTCAGGATATGCTCCTGAAGTCGCATCTTCATTATGTGCACCGTAGTAAACGTACGAAGCTCCTAGTTTTAATGCGTAGGAAGCTGCTATACTTAAGAAAACACCGTTGCGGAAAGGTACATAAGTCGAAACTCCAGCACCTTCGGCATAACTCCCTTCTGGTACTTCGAGACTTGGGTTTGTAAGAGAGCATTCATCTCCTAATAACATATCTCCCAAGTCCATAGTTAATAGAGACCTTAATCCTAATTCTCGTGCAACAGCTTTCGCGGCTTCTATCTCCCTGTTGTGTTTTTGTCCATAGGATAATGTTAGAGCATCTACATTATCAGGACCTTTCATATCCCTTGTAGCCATTGCAGCACACGTACTTGAATCAAGCCCACCGCTTAGCAATACTACTGCCGTCTCAGCCATTCTCTTCCTCCTTCACGTTACCATGCAAACGGAACCGATCTAACTCTTGAGGATATATTCTCCATTGCCCTCCTGCTTTATGAGCTCTGAGCTGTCCTCGCTTGATGTAGTTAATTACTGTAGTATAACTAATATCAAGTATAGCGGCTACGTCTTTTACACGCAATTGTCCATCTAAACGCATCACTCCCATCTCCTTTCAA